ATTCTTTTTATTGGGTTGGCATATCCATACGCCACCAATTTGGCTCGTGTCAGTGTAGTGCTTGAATCCTTCTTTCAGAAACTCTGCCTCTTCAATTCCACAAAATTTTCGCATCTCATCTCCTTTATCGATGTCAGTGTAGCGGATGTCATATCGCTTGAAGAAATCGCTAATGTTTTGATTATGAAAAACGTCAATGACGTCATCAGTAACAGAAGCAATAACATCATCACCAACAACGAATAGTTCAACGTGCTCTTTAAAAAAGTTAAGAGATGCGAGTTCAGGTCTTTTCTCGGTCATAATACCAATCCATGCTGTTCTGAAATACATCATATTACACATAGAATTGATAATCACAGTGTTTATAGCACCTGATGGACTACCACACTGCAGTTGGACAATTTGATCATAAGCGGCATTGAGACTATTCACAGCACGCATTCCAAGCTTTTGTCTTATGAAATCATCCTCGTCTGAACCACCATGTTCTTTATACCAATTACGCATAATATTATATGATTCAATGACAAAACGATTGTAAAGTCTTGGGCCAAATTTTGAAAAATCTCCGACCAAAATTGATTTTCCTTTCGCTAGCAGTGTTCTTGCCAGATCATCCCATTCCTTGCTGTAACAATTAAGACCAACACAATGTTGTAACTTCTTGCGGCAAAATTGAAACATGTAATTGAAATCCATGAAGTATTGTCTCTTATGAATGGTATAAGACAATGGACTTCCTTGAATCGCTCTTACTTTATCAATATCTGTGAGCAGTTCGTCTTTATGTGATAATTGAAATACAGTTCGAACATCTTGATTGGTCTTCATCATTTCCATCTCAACATCCATCACATCAACAAGTTGTTTAGCCACTCCGATCAATTTTTCATCATTATCATAAAAGATAAGATTACGTTTAGATTTCAAAATAGGGTCTAAAGACCAAGGATAACCAGGACTAGTTGACATATGAATACGCTTGATCTTTCCTTCAATACCAACAATTGCTTCCAACTCACTACGCTTACTCTCAAATGGTAGATCACTAGTACAATAGCGGAATTGTTCATTCATATCATCAAAGACTTCATCAAGATTGAAATCGAAGTCTTTATGAGGCAAATATTGATCTATAGCTCTGACCATAGAATTCACACCACGATCATTGTCCTTTTCAATTTTAGCAGGCCATTTGACAACTTCGCTGTGACCATGAATTGGTGATTCCTTAAGTGATGTCTTTACTGAATGATAGATCTTAGTTTTCGGTATAGTCATATACTGATCACTGGCTGGCATTCCAAATTTAACCAAATTGCTCTGATCATTGATAAGCATTTTTGATATATTTGGTACTACTCCATAGTGTGTGAGTAATTCTTGTGATTCAGCATTAAAATATAGTGTCTCATCACTAGTAGAAGAC